GAGGCAGTTAAATGACACACAAAGATATATTTAAAGATTCATTTCCACAAGACAAACAAATTGGAGGATCACATTACAAAGAGTTTCATATTCAACCATATGAATTTATTTCTAAGAACGACCTTTCTTTTTTTCAGGGCAATGTTATAAAATATGTTTGTCGCTACAAAAACAAAGCCGGAATACAAGACCTTGAGAAAATAATTCATTACTGTGAATTAGAAATTAAAACAATGAAAGATCTAAAAAAGAAATGATTATACCTCAGACAGAATGGTTAGTACCTACAGAGTATCCTGATTTAAGATCAGCAGAAGAAATTGCTATTGACTTAGAGACACGTGATCCAGACTTAAAGAAACTGGGTTCAGGAGCCATTACAAGTAATGGTGAAGTTGTAGGTATAGCTGTTGCTGTTGATGGTTGGAAAGGTTACTTTCCCATTGCTCATGAGATTGGTCCAAACATGGATCGTAAAAAAGTTTTAGATTGGTTTACTGATGTGTGTTCATCACCTGCTACAAAAATATTTCATAACGCAATGTATGACGTATGTTGGATACGTAATTTAGGTATAAAAATCAATGGTTTAATCGTAGATACTATGATTGCAGCATCATTGATTGATGAGAATAGATTCTCTTATACCTTAAATACTATGTCCTGGACTTATCTTAACAAAGGTAAGAATGAAGCTAGACTAATTGAAGCTGCAAAAGAAAGAGGACTAGATGCAAAAGCAGAAATGTGGAGATTACCTGCTATGGAAGTTGGATCGTATGCTGAAGCAGATGCATCACTTACATTAGAACTTTGGCAAAAATTTAAAAAAATAATTATTGAAGATGACTTACAAAATGTTTTTAATTTAGAGACTGATCTTTTTCCTTGTCTGGTTGATATGCGCTTCCTAGGGGTGCGGGTAGATGTCGAGAAAGCCAATCAATTGAAAACAGCACTGGCAATAAAAGAACAAAACCTAATACAACAAATAAAAATAGAAACAGGAGTAGAAGTTCAGTTAATGGCGGCAAGAAGTATTGCACCACTTTTTGATAAATTAAATTTACCTTATTCAAGAACTGAGAAATCTGATGAGCCATCATTTACTAAAAACTTTCTTGTTACACATAAACATCCTGTAGTACGTATGATAGCAGAAGCTAGAAAGATAAACAAGGTCAGAACTACATTTATTGATTCTATTATTAAACATGAACATAAGGGTAGAATACATGCAGATATAAATCAAATTAGATCTGATGATGGAGGCACTGTTACCGGTAGATTTAGTTATTCTAATCCTAACTTACAACAGATTCCAGCACGTGATCCAGATACAGGACCATTAATAAGAAGTTTATTTATACCTGAAGAAGGTTGCAAGTGGGGTACATTTGACTACTCGCAACAGGAACCAAGGCTTGTTGCACATTACGCATTAAAGTTTGAGTTGCCATCTGTAAATGATATTGCAGATTCATATGAGAATGATCCTTCAACAGACTTTCACAAAATTGTAGCTGAGATGGCGGACATACCTAGATCACAAGCTAAGACAATTAATCTTGGATTGTTCTATGGTATGGGTAAAGCAAAGTTAATGAATGAATTAGATTTAACAAAAGATAAAGCTGATGAACTTTTTAAAAAGTATCACGACAGAGCACCTTTTGTAAAACAGTTGATGAATAAAGTTATGAATGCAGCATTAAACAAAGGACAAATAAAAACATTATTAGAGAGACGTTGTAGGTTTCCTAAGTACGAACCTATTTTAAAAGGTAGTGATTGGGGTAAATACATACCTGCAGAAGATGAAGAACGTATGAAAGAGTTACAAGAAATGGGACCTATATTAAAAGATTTTGAAGGTAATGTAATAAAAGAAAAAGATGGTAAGCCTAAAAAAAATTATTGGCATAACAATCCAACACGTAGAGCGTTTACATACAAAGCTTTAAATAAATTAATTCAAGGTAGTGCTGCAGACATGACAAAAAGAGCAATGGTTAACTTGTACAAAGAAGGATATTTATCCCACATACAGATACATGACGAACTTGATTTTTCTATTGAATCAAAAGAACAAGCTGATAAGATAAAAAAAATAATGGAACAAGCAGTAGACTTGGAAGTTCCAAATAAAGTTGATTATGAATCTGGACCTAACTGGGGAGAGATAAAATAAATCATGGCTTATTTAAATGCGGACATACCACCTATCTACTGTAAAATACGTAAGGAGTATTTATATGATTTGGAAAAACATCAAGGAGATTTTCTTGACTGTTGTATCTTTAGTGTGGTCTCTATTACAGATCGTGCACTCTTATTTAATATCATGTTACCCAACGGTGCGTGCTTTTGGCGTTTACCTATATCAGCGTTTTTTCAAGAAAAATTTGACAGAAAAGACGTACCAGATATCCCAATCGACAATCTTCAATTATGGAATTGTTTTAGTTATTATCCTAGTGTTCACTGCTTTAGTTTTTTAAGAGGTAAACGTGGTAAATACTTTGGTAAAGATAAAATAAATTATCCATTTGAATATTTATTTACTATTGACTGGGGACACCCAGATAGTAATATACTAGATACAGAGCATTCTGAAATTCCTGCGGAACATAAGTGTGCTCACATACTTGCTTTAGATAATGGCAATTATGCAGCACAACCTAACAATAGAATATTGTGGGATGCTCCGAATTACACTACTGATAGAGAAGTGCCAGATTACAGCGTCCAAACTACAAAATGGAATGTAGAAAATAAAGATTGGTTGACTGAAGATAGTAATAAAATGTTTTATACAACAGAGGATAAAAAATGAGTTTAAATATATGTATGGATTGTAACTTTGAAAAGAAAAAGTGTCAGTGCGTTCCCGATATACCAGAACCAACTAAAGTTAAAATAAGTTGGTGGAAAAGAATATTTTTTTGGGCTAGGTAATGAATCTAGCAGATCTGTTAAAAAAAAATATAGTAATGGTGCCTGTAATTGCGTCTGTTTTAGTCGGAACGTTTACAGGGGTTAAGTATATTGTGTCTTTAACAGAAACTATTAATAAAAACAAAGCAGAAATCACAGTAATAAACGATACTCATCTTTTTAATTTTAAAACTTACATCGCCAGAATACAAGAAAACCAAAACCATTTATTATTAAATATCGAAACTAACAAGGGTAATACTATTGTTACAAATGATAAACTTAAAAGAATGGAAGAAAAAATAAATGATATGGAAAAAGATTTTAAGAATTTTTTAATAATGCGTAGTACGTTGGTTGAGGATAAATAATATGGAGTGTGGGTATATGAACTATTATTTTACAGGTGCGTTAGTTATAGCTTTTGTTATATTAACAGTAATTGTAGCACCATTATGAGGTATTTAATTATATTTATTTTAACAGCAGGGTGTGTAAAGAGTGAACATGATTTTATAACTGCTCCTCCTGGTTTAACTTCTGCAATATATGAACAACTTTTAAAAATAGAAAATGACCAGGAAAACTAATACAGCATTAATAGCTTTACTAGGTACAATACTTATGGGACTTGCTACATGGACTTTGGTCACACTCATAGAACTTCAATTAACAGTAACCATGATCCAGTCTGACTTAATGTCTATAGATAAGCAATTCGGAAGAGTTTACAATTTCATAGATTCTGTTAGAGGTAATTAAAGATTATGCAACTTAGCAAACATTTTACTCTTAAAGAGATGACCAAGTCGATGACAGCGACACGTAAAGGTATAGATAATACACCGGGAGCAGGTGAGATTAAAAGTCTAGGTGATTTGTGTTATGAAGTTCTTGAACCACTACGTGCACACTTTGACAAACCAGTTACAATCACCAGCGGATATCGTTCAGAGGCGTTATGTGAAGCGATTGGCAGCAAAAAGACGTCACAACATGCGAAGGGCCAAGCGGCCGACCTAGAAATATTTGGAGTACCCAACATAAAAGTTGCTTACTGGTTAACTAACAATGTTGATTTTGATCAATGCATCATGGAATTTTTTGACAAAGACGACCCAACAGGGGGATGGATACATGTTTCATACAATGAAAATGGATCTAACCGTAAGCAAATATTGACTTTTGATGGAAAAAAATATACTGAAGGATTACCAGAAATGAAATGGTCTGGTGGAAAAGTAGTATGACGAAAGAATTTAAAATATTTAATAAAATAGATACGGTACATGGTATCTGTGAAGAATGTGAAGAGAATACAATCTTAGTTGCTATTGTTTCTGAATTTTATAGATGCACTAATTGTGGTCATGATACAAAACAACATATCAATGGTAGAATAAGATATTTAAAATTAGATGATTCTGATAAGAAATGGATAAAAGAAAATTACATTAAGTAATGGCTAGAAAGTTTAAATCATTCGAGACAAGAGATAAGCCTAAGAAACGTGGGCCTAGAAAACATAAAAAATCTTTAAACAAAAACGAAAAAAGACAGAAACGAACTCGACGTTACAAGGGCCAAGGAAAAGGATAACAAGACTAAGGATTCAGGCCTCAGGGACCAATGGTATAAATTACTTAAACAGGTTCCTCAGGAACCTTTGGAACTTCCACCTTCTCACACATAAATTTAGGGTATAATTCTGCAGTATTTATTACGGCTGTGGTAAAATGTTTACCATCAAATAATACAGAGTAAGACTCACCTAGTCCTTTTTGTACACATTCATAATGTGTTTTATAGAATCTATCATAGACATGATCTGTAACTGGCACTTCAGCGCAGTTCTGATTTACTACTGAACAAATATATATTGTTAAAAAAAACTTCATTGACAACCTTGTAAAAAAATATAATAATCCTATA